TTTCAATATTAGAATCCTTTACATTTACAGTAGCAGGTTTTCCAATCTTTACAGGCATAATAGGTTTTTTTCCCCCGCCATTTTCGCTTTCTATACTCATATTATCGAATTATTTATTATAGATGTATATTACAAAGGTAAAAGAAAAATAATCGAAATTTAGGCCATTTAAAGGCCATTACAGGCCGCTGGGAGAGCGGCATTGAAAATTATGTAGTTTACCCATTAAGTTCCTTTTTCATTTTAATCATATTAATATCGGCATCTGTATAACCACTTGCTTCTTCCTTACTTACATAACCATTTCCATCCAAATCTAATTTAAGTCGCTTATCCCATATTCGTTCATTAGATTCAATCTTCATCTGTTCGATAACTAATTGATTATCTCTATCAGCTTGTTTCTGATAAGATTCAAATTCTCTATTAGCAGCTTCTCTATCAGATATAATTTGCTCAACATTAGCTCTACCTTCTTGCTCAATCTTTGCAAGATTTTCTTCATATTCTCTTCGGGCTTCTACACCATCTTTAATTCTTTTAGCTATTTGACGTAAACTATTACTACTTATTGCATCAATAGCTATATCTAAATCTCCATTTTGAGCCGCACTAAAAGCTAAATCTTGCATTTGACGAAGTTTATTATTAACTTCTGTATTATTTCTTATAAATACAGCAAGATTATGATTCCAATCAGATGTACCATCTAAATCTACAACAACAACTTCATTAGTATTTGGGTCTATATAAGCACCTTGTTTACCTTCAATCCATGCAGCTTTTGAATAATCTAAATTTGCTTGATAATCTATTTCTCTAAATAGATTAAATACTTCTAAAGACCAAACACTACCAGCTACAGCATTAGCATAGTTCATTTCAGTAGTACCTTTACCAGCATAATCCTTAGTATCACCCATTCGAGCATTATTCATATTAGCTTCATTATAAGCATCAGCTTTTATATTAGCTTTTATTTGCTCAAGGGCATTAACATAAGGTATTATTGTAGAATTAGCTATTTCTCTAAAAGCCTGCAAAGCTGTAGGATTCATATCAGCATCGTCTATAGGAAATGTAGAATCTTTAGCTCCTAAAGCAAATCGTTCTTCAGTTGTCATTTCACTACTATCTCCTATAACAGATTCAGGCAATAGTAAGTAACTTTTAAACTTAGCTATCGCCCTTTCTTGTTGAAGAGTATAAATCCTATATAAAGCCATATAAGGTTGAATACGATATGGAATTGGATTTCTAATATCTTCTTTAATTAAACCTCTAATTCCATTATAACTTAATTTTACGGCTGCTGTATTATTAAATGCTTCCCTTTGAACAATGATAGGCTCAGGTTTAATATATACACCTTCGTGCATACCACCTATTCGCCAACCTTCCCAAGTTTGAAGTGTCCATTCCCATTTAATATCTATGTCACCTAATTCTTTATTAAGTTTATAAGTTTCATCAACAAGAGTTTCTTGAACATCTCCAAAAGTATCTATATAAGTAAGAACACCTTGTTTAACTTCAGTTTTCCATTGATAATGTGCTACATCAATTTCTCTACTATATCTTTTGACTTGATAAAGAGCTTGTAAATTAGTATTTAATTCACTTTGTCTTGCACCAAAATCTTCGAGATTTCGTATCCATTCTAATCCTTTTGTAGCTTCGTATTTATTACCACAGTTATATAATTTTTTCAAATATTCTATTTCAGAAGATTTTAGCTTATCTCTAAATCGAGTTATAACATCTTCTATACTCATAGCATAAATACGAACAAAAGCCTCTCCGTCTTCATCATATCTATGACCAGCATTAACAGGAAAGGCTTCAAGAGGTGATATACATTCTACATAAATATCTCCATCTTTAACATATCTATAACTATAACATTCTTGACATGCCCACCAATAATAGTACATTTGTAAATATACTTCTTTAGCATTTATCAAAGAATTTATAAGTTCTAATCTTTTCTGACCATTTATAACTACATTATCACTCCATTCTTCAAGAACTTTATCTATAGTTTCATCAAGAGTAAATTGAGTTTTAGAAGGCTGATTTGTAGGAAAACCTTTTTCATTAAGTTCATTGATAACTTCTTGATTAACCCAAGCCATAACTTTATCAGCTACAGCTTCATTACGAGAAAGAACAATAGAAGGGTCATTATTAATAACTTGATAATTAGAAAACATATTAATAAATTCACCCATATATCTTTCTTTAATAGGAGTAAGAAAGTCTATATTTCTTATATCAGCATATTGTTCTCCTTTATCTCCTAATTCTTTAGTATAAGTTCTAAGAACATAATCATATGTGCTCTTATCAATTTTACCATTAGCAGCATTAAGAAATTTAAGAGTAGTATATTTATCATTTAATTCCAAAGCTAATTGAATATAATAATTAGCATTTGGAATATACCATTCAGGAGTTTGTTTCTTATTATTACTAACTCTTTGGTCAGGCTTATTATAAGCCACCATATCTACAGTTCTAACATCATTACTTCTCATCGTGTCATTCTTTGTGATAATCTTCTATTTTCACCAGCTTTTGAATTATTAACTTTCTTATTAGCTGCTCTTTCTATTAATATACTATCTTTTTGAAATTCAAATGCAGCAACTATAGCTGTACTTAATCTATCAAAGTTTTTACCATAAACATATCTATCACATTCCAAAAGTAAAGGAGCATCATAAATACGTTGAAACATATATATAGGACTACCATCTTCACTATATCCTACAATCTCATACATCATATCTCTCCATATACGAAGTCCTTCTAACTTTTTATCACCATCTCCTACAACAACTCCGTATGCTTCTGCTGTATTAGTTTTAACATGTCTATCTATATAAGTCGAAGGGTCTCGCATAAGAAGTTTTCTATAACCCCATTTCTTAAAATTAGGAATAGTTTCTCCAGTTCCAGCTTCTATAAGACATTTACAATTATATCTTAGACAAGCATATAAAAGAACTCTATCATTATCTTCCATACTATCTAATCGTCCACAATAAGCAGCTACAAGTCTCTTACCTTGAAAACCAGATTCTTCATTATTTCTCATCCATATTTGAAAAGAATATAAAGAATGTTTTATTGTGACATTCTTTTCAAGTAAATCAACTCTATAGGCATCGACAGCTGCAAAATATAAATTTCCACTATTTGCAACAGGAGGATAATATTCTCTTACACATCCGTGTACATCAGTTCTCGAATTATGCGGAACATCTGTAATATAATCATGAAATTTATGATTTCCAAATATATTTCTATTAATACATTCTTCCTTAGTTATAAACTTAATTATACCGTCCTCTATTATATACCAACCATCCTTATAAAATTTATAAGAATTATCATGTAATAAATTCTGTATATGTTCCGTTAATTCCGGACTATGAAATATATTTTCTTGTGTACTAATAAAAGCTTCTGAAGGTGTATTAGCTCTTTGAGCAACAAATATATTATAATTCGTAGAATTTTGATTCTTTCTTGCATTAAACTTTCTTTCCTTATCATGCTCCCAAGCATCAAAAATAAGAGAATTACCGTCTTCTATATAAGGTTCGTAACACCAAATTTGAGGAAAAAAGAAACCACAAACTGTATGTCTTTTATTAACATCCCAAACATTTTCCATAGGGAGCATGTCATTTTCAGAAGGATTATAAAATGCTCTACTAAAAGCCTCCCAGTTTGCACCCTTTGTACCACCCGTTCCGTAAACTCGTATTGTACCAATTTGAATAGCTCCTGATTCACTATTGGATTTCATTACATCAAGAGCTTTTTGAAGATTTGGACACTTTCCAGCTTCTTCAAAGTCTGTTTCAATAGATTTTTTACCAACTGCCGCAGATTCATTTTTACCAATAGCAACACTTATAAGTTTACTTCTAAAACCATAAGCCTTTTGACCATCTTTAGTCTTTTTATATCCAAGTTCTATACCATTTTCAAAATTCTCACTAAGATAACCTCTTTGCCAATAAGTATTATTCTCATACCAATCGAGATTAACTTTAACCATATAAGAAGTAGCACCTTTATCAGTTAAATAAGAAAGATTATCCGCAGCTAATGTAACAGTAACATTCTTATTTGCATTTAACGTATTAGCGGCTTGACTACCTCTTTTATATGAAAATCCTTTACGACGAGCTTTAGCCTTACATAAATTATAATGATTATTAGCTATTAATTCATCAATTTTAAAATTCCAATAATCACCATCCCAAAAACGAGGAAAACCCTCAACTGTATTAACTTTTGTAAAACCTTGTGAATCAAGATAAGCTCTTTCACGTTCATTAGGAACACGCTCAATTCTACCATAATTTAAATAATTATAATGTTCGCCTGTTATCCTAAGTGGTTGCAAAAGAGCTTTTCTTTCAGCTTCTGTCTTAGCATTTAAATAAGCTGGTATATCTTTAAAATATAATTTACATCTTGCACTAACACCTTTTATTCTACGAGAAAATTCCCTTTGCCAAAATTCTTTATATTCAGAAGTTCCCTCCGGAGCTAAAGTATAAACTCCATGTTCATCAAAAAACTTAGCTGTTCTACTAAATATTTCAGTTCCAACAAATACAAAATTTATATTCATTAGAATACCACCAGAATCTCCCATTAAAAAGTCATCATCTTTATCAATCCAAGGTTTATTTGTATTAGGATTTATAAAGTTTCGTAATA